GCATGGGTTAAAGACCAAACGAATCAGACAATGGCACGTGTCGGCACAGTCGGCAAGGCAATGCCAGCATCAACATTCACAGATGAAGAACCGTTCTAACCCAACGTTCGACGAGTGGGTAGCCTTCGGAATACAACAGAATTGGTGCGGCCCACCAGTCTGTGAGATTCACGACGGCACCCCAATGTCGGCCGCCGAAGAAGAAGATATGTACGAGAACGGTGACGACCTATGTATCCATATCATCCGCCTGTACCCAGCTCCGGAGCATCGCCTAATGGTCGAAGATAATCATTCACCATCGCAATGGCGCAATGACTACGGAGTCTGAACTCTGGCCATTCACCCGTGCCGACCCGTTCTGTACGCACTGTGGTACGGGTGAACGCGCCATCAAGGAATACACGCAAGAGATTCACGACACTTGCCCGTGTGTGTGCCACCAAAACAAAACCACTGCCGCCAAACGCGGTATGAAACCAACGAAACCAAAGGCTAAACGTGGCAGGAAATAATAGTAGCTGGCACGAAGAAGCGGCCTGTCTCGATAAGCCAACAAACTATTTCTTTCCGGAGAACGAAGCAACAGATAAGAAGACAGACCATTATCTGTATGGGCGGGCTATCTGCCGCCACTGTCCGGTGAAAGCTGAATGTCTCGAATACGCAATGCACTGTGAGCAGGATGAACGATGGCGGTATGGTCTGTGGGGTGGACTTACCCCGCACGAACGCTGGTTGTATGACCCGAACTGGAAACTAGGCGTGAAACATAAGTAACCCCTATCTCAACCGCCGGAAGGGGTCAGCGGGAGATAGGGGCTACGGATATGAGATTATCAGACTGAGATAATCAGTGGCCTTGAACGGGGATAGTAGTCATGCACCATGAATTGCTGCTGATATATGCGGGCGACACGTTCACTAGGGAACACGGCCGCAAAGGTGCAGTCCTTATGCCAGTGGTCACGGTCAGTACCACGCCAGTATCGCACGACCGTGCCGGTCAGCTCTGATATGTCAGCAACAACCCATTGTTCAACGTGGCGGGGTGGTATGTACGGCTCAACTGAACGTTCGATACGTCGATGTCGCCACCATTTCGAGACATCCTTGTAGATATCTTCTGCCACTAGCCACGTCAGCGGCCTAGACAAGTGGCGGCCAAGTGGCCACCAAGTGCGCAACGTGTGATTCTGCTATCTCACCATCGAGCAGTACCGCGGGGGTTATCTCGCATAGTTCTGCCAGGTCACTGGCCACGCCGATTAGGAATCGTTCACAGAACGCTATCGGGTCGCTACGGTCAGTCCCGTGGGTGGTACTGAACATGAACGTGCCGATAGTGTCACCATCACGAAACATTGTTAGTTCGTAGAGTTTGTTAATAACGTGGTTCATATTGCTACTACTTCCACGTCATCAACATACATTCCCGCGAGAGTCGGGTCGCTACCACAGTCGATAGTGGCCGATGCTGCTACAAGTTCACCCCAGGCACCATTCAATGCCCGTTCCGCGCCCGCCAGGGTACGGTATAGGCGCGATGTGTACTGTTCACGGTGAATCTCATCACCGATAAACTCCGCGTCGGCCCATCGTGGGTGGTCGGGGTTAGGACATAGGACCGCCGCGAGACAGTACCTACCTTTAGGCCAGTTATATGCACTCATTAGTAATCGTTTCCGTTCTCATCCTGATAGGAAAGAACAACCTTGTAACCAAAGTCTTCTCCCGCCAGATACTTAATATGTTCGAGAACATCATCGAAAGTAATCTCTACCCCGTCATCCCCGCGATTATCTTCTAATAATTGCTCTACTATCTGGTCTACGTCGTATGTGAGAACTTGCATCACGTTGATACGTGTCACAATGTCCCCGTCATCGTTAGTTATTGTTGTCATTTGTTCACCCTTTCACTGGTGGTTGTCACGCCCGTAGGCGCGGTACGCGGGTCACGAATCGAACGTGACAAGGCCACCCCTGGCCCCGCGTGGCGTGTTTAGCGCGGGCGTTGCGGCATTAGTAGACCGTGGAATTGCATGCCCGTAACAGTGTTCTGTGCGGTCACGTGCATAGCCTTGCGCGGGTGGATATTCACTATCTGAATCATGCCCGCATCATCGTGGCTACCCTTTTTGGCCTTGCCGCTAATGTGTGCGGCAGCAGTGGCGATGTCTGCCAGGTAGGGCGCGTGATAGTACGCCCCCGATTCTGTTTCAGCTGGCGTGTCAAGTATCGACGCGCACGGTGGAAACTCGACATGAACAACGGGGACATTCAGGTGGGCGGTAGGCACGTTCAGGTTCTCATAGTTAGTCATAACTTCTAATCTGTTGCCATAGTCATAATCCAACACGATGGCCCCGTCACCCTTGCCGATGGCCTTAGCGGTATTCAGTAACGCGCCTACCAATTCAACGCCGCCGACCTGGAACGGTGCGCACGCTTCAATGCTAGTTTGCGGCACAGTGACCTGGTGCATACGGTACCCATCAGTGGCAGTGAACGCGACGTATTCGCCAGTGGTCACAACCTGAACGGAATGTAGGTGGTATCTGCCTGGCTCCGTAGATATCGCGGGCGCGATACTTTTCGCCAGGGCTACCGCTTGCGCGGTGGTAAGTGTAATTTTCATAGTGTTTCCTTTTCTCTATGGTTGTCTGCCCGTCAAGGTGGCGGGCATTGTGCGCGGTCACGGGTCGAACGTGACTAGGGCCGCCATACGACCCCGCGCGGCGGGTTAGGGGTACTGGCGTTCTATCTCATAGATAGCCTGGCAACGTGCGAACCCCGCCAGGCATACAACGGCACCAGGTAGGCACCATAGGAACGACACGGGCAGGCCATATAACGCTATGGGCGGCATGAACCACCCCGCCATGGCAGCAGCGAACCCCCCACCGATGGCCCACAAGGGCCACCGATACAGTCGGGACCATTGCGCGGGGGTCATCACGTGCGGCGATGACATGACGGCGGGGTGATTCGGTGAGTATCGGCGCGACATTATCGGCCCCCGTTGTTGTAGACGAATCCGACCCATTCGCCCATGGGCGGCAATTCGTATGTTTCACGTTCGGCGGGCGTAAAGATATCGCGCGGCATCGTGTAATCATTCCACGCGGCATCGGCCCTATTCCAATAGTGGCCCACCCAACGGAACGCCCCGCCGATTACCGCACACGTAGATTCACCCGTGCGGCGAATCATAAAGGCATCGTATCCCCGTTCCATTATCTGCCCGCCCTGTCAAGTTGGCACCCGTGACAGTCGCACGCGGCGGCAGCATCACCAGGCAACGCGCGGAGCGCGGCCGATGCCTTTGCTCCCGTGTTGTACGTGTCTGTGGCGATGTCACGCGGCAGAATGTGGCCATAGCGGCACCACACGGTCACACGATGCACCCGTGTTTCATTGTTCATGTCTCCCGCCAACGATTCACGAACCGCCAGAGAACCGCCCGCCAAGTGGCGGAATGAGTTAATGCGGGAATGAAAGAATCGGCGTGTTGATTCCGAGAAGTAGTAGCCCTGTAATTTTGCGGGAATCTGGCACGTATCCCACACGTCGGAGAGATTCGCGGAACGCCCACGGCACCCGCCACACTCACACGGGAATGTCACGCCCGCGGCCTTGTCTGTCTGTTCTGTTTTCATTGGTTCACCCTTTCACTGGTGGTTGTCTGCCCATTGTTGGGCATAGTGGGCGGCCACACGGTGAGTGTGGCAAGGGTCTATCCCCGCCCGATGGAATTGTTCCACAGATTCCGGGGCCTGGTCAAGCACCCCCGCGCCGCGGCTCTTTACCACTGCCACCGCAACGCCAACAACCACCGTCTGCCCACTGGCCGCCCGCGGTCATCTGAAAGAACGAACCCGACCCCGAACACTTGCGACAGTCCGCCCCGCCGTTGGCCTTGTTCGCTGCCGCACGTTCGCGGCGTTCGATACGCGCGTCAAGTTCATTACGAACCGCAACCGCATCGGCCCACGACAACCCCGCAAGCGCGGCACCCGCGCCGCACACTTTCACGATTACCGCGTCAAGGCTCCGCACACGCGCCACCGCCGCCAGGGCCACCAGGCCGCCACCATCGACAAGTTCAACGCGCCACGATTCGCGCAACACGTCAAGGGCCGACAATTCCGCCGCCGCTGCTGCCGCACGTTCCGCCACGACGTCGGGGGCCATCTGCTCCCGCATGAACCGCGCGAACAACGCCGCACACGACACGGGCGCGACAGAATCGCACCACCGCCACCACGTCGCGCGTGACGGGTCGGGTAACGCCGACGAATCGGCGTGTGCGCATTTCAACACGCCCGCGTCATATATGCCCGCATACGCCGCCACACGCTGCCCACAACCCGCACACGCTCCCGCGTACTTGTTCGCGCCCATCACTCGCCCCCCTCGTAATGCGCAACGCCATCGGCCACCAGGGCCGCCGCGTCACGCTTGCCCAACGTGTACGACGAAGACCGCGCGCGATTCGTCACCGCGTCATATTCATACGCCCGCCAACAGTCATTTGAGTAGTCCCACACGAGGGCAATTTTTGTCTCTGTTTCCATTAGTTCGCCGCCCTGGTACGTGCCACGATGACCGCCAACTCACGCGCGAACTTCTCCGCCGCCGCGTCGTACAACTCAAACGAATCAACACACGACAACAACCCGAAGTAGGACCAATTACGGCCCCCAATTTTGCGACGCGCCACGCCTACATGCCCGTATTGGGTCGTAGTCAATTTGTACCACCCTGGCACGTCGTAATCCGTCGTACCGTTACCCCACGTGCACGAGATATACCCCCGCTGCTCCGATTCCGTTAATCCATGTTCCATTTTTTGCCCCTTTCAGACATGGCACCACATAGCACCACCTAACAAACTAGCCGCATACGTGCCACGGGTCAAGTCATGTCACCAGACACCACCACACGCCCCACAACACCGCCAGAACCACCACCCACCCGCCAGGCAACAACCACCCCGCCCGCCATAGGTAGCGGCGTACCTTTGCTACTTGAGAGTCTTTGTCTGTTCGGGTGGGCAAGGCTGCTAGGCCGCGCCAGTAGTCGGGGACTGTTCGGGGATTAGACGGTGACTGTTCGCCTGGTATCCGACGACCACTACATGAAAAGTCTGTGACTGCTAGACAAGTGACCATCGGGTACCACCGCGCCAGAATCTCACTCTACGTAGCCGCGCGCCCACGGAAAGGAGCCTACCGACCAGTAGGTAGTTGCGTAGTGCAAAGAAACCAACTGGGGGTCTGCCGAGGCTACGGGGGGGCGTATATATGTATTATCACTTTCACCGGTTTTCACTCTTTTGGTGTGTGTCACTTTGCGTGGTTGTTGGGTGACTGTGTGTGGTCGATTGCGTGGAACACTTGGCTGGGCCGGAGGCTCATTCTGAAGACCATAAATTTCTATGGCGAAGGAACGGGGCGGAACCTGTCCACCAGATGTACTCCCTTCTCATTGCCAACAACCGATGGCGTAGCCGAGGGCGTTAGCTGCGAACGTTAGTGAGCAGAACAACAGGGGTGTCTTTAGCTTCCCCCACGGTTTAGATACCAAACTGATACCACGGTCGCCGTAGCCAATTTTGTTTTAGCCGACACCGGAATGTTTAACAATATGACGTTTGTTACGCTGCTCGAAACTCTGACACAATAGGGGAACAACCATCTGTTTCAGATGTTCTTGATTGCAGGTTTCGTCTACCCCAGTTCCCTGGTGTGAAATGCCCCGTCACATGCAACAGTGATACAGCCATGCCTGCCTTGCCGCTATCCCAGCGGGGAGGTCTTGTGAAGTTGACATCATCGTAGCACATGCTGTGTTACTATCAACGAATACTTCATAGTTATTTAAGGAAGAATCATGGCAGCTAAAAAAGCACCCGCAAAAAAAATGGCGGCACCTAAGCCTCTAGCTCCTAAACGCACTGACCGTTACGGCAATAGTGGTATGGGTGAAACAAAGTCTGGTGTTACAGCAAAAGACATGGCAAAGATTAATAAAGGCAAAGACAAGTTCGACAAGAAAATGCCTATTGACCAAATGGTTACTCCTCGTGGAAATGTTCGTGGCTTCATGGGTGTTTATGACAACCCTGCTAAGTCAAGGGCTGCTGCCAAAAAAAAGAAGTAATGAAATCTAAACCTGTTTGGGAAAAGACAAACCCGAAGAAGAAGTCGACTCCTTTGTCTTCATCACAGAAAGCTTCTGCGAAGGCGAGAGCGAAAAAGGCTGGTCGGCCATACCCGAACCTTGTTGATAACATGGCTGCATCCCGAAACAAAAAAGGAAAGTAACATGCCACAAGTAGGAAAAAAGAAGTTCCCATATACAGCAGCTGGAATGAAGGATGCCAAGATGGCAGCTAAGAAGTCTGGTAAGAAGATGGTTTCGGCTCCTAAAAAGAAGAAATAATGGCTTCCAAAAAACCAAAACCTACAGGCAAAGCAATATCTGCCTCAACTGCTCGTACTAAAAAAGAAGACGATGCACGAATTGCAGGGTTTGCCAAATCCCGTAATGAACAAGCCCGTGGGTACAGCCAAATGGGTAAAGCAGTTCTCGGTGGAGCAGTTTTAGGAAAAGGCTATTCAGCCGCCATGAACAGTTACAAATTTGGTAAAACTGTTATTCATGGTTCACCAACTAAGAATCTTAAAACAATTAACCCAACAAAAGGTTCGCAAGACGCACCAAAAGAAAATGTTGTTTGGGCTTTTAACCCTAAAGCCAAAGGTTCTGTTTTGCATCCCGAATCAGCAAAGGGTTATTCAGGGGATAAAGGTTCAATCTATGTTGGCAAAGTCCCCCGTTCATCTGTAAAAAAAATAGACCCCGCCACTAAGTCTGTTGGTCGTGCAGGTCGTAATGAACCTATTGTTGTTTCTGGTAAACCAATTAAAGTTTCTAAAGAAATTACACTTCAAGGTAAAAGTACACAAAAAGTGGTAAAAGAAGTTAATAACGCTTTGAAGAAATCTGGCAGCAAAGGCTTGAAAGGAAAGAAATATCCTAAGCCTTTACCGTCGGGTAGAAAAACAGATTTTTAATGCCTGAAGATTCTCGCCTTAAACGGGCAGGTGTCTCTGGGTACAACAAACCCAAAGCCACTCCTAAGCATCCAACTAAATCTCACGTTGTTGTAGCCAAAGTAGGCGACCAAGTGAAAACGATTCGGTTTGGGCAGCAAGGTGTCAAGGGTTCACCGGAAGGTTCTGCCCGCAACAAAGCGTTCAAAGACCGTCATGCTTCTAACATTGCTAAAGGAAAAATGTCTGCCGCATATTGGGCAAACAAAGTCAAGTGGTAGTGTAAAACCCAATGGGTACTAAACGAGTTGTCTCCCCAGCAGACAAAGCTAAATTCTTTGCTGCTATCTCCTCCGGTAAAACCATCGGAGATGCTTCCCGTGTTGCTGGTATCCACATCAACACAGGTTCTAAATGGCTATCCAAAGCTAAAGCCTTACAAGCATCACATGACCTTGAAACGTTAAAAGGTAACAAGTCAACCGCCCGTGGTGGGGGAGTCCAAAACGATTCATACAACGCTTTCATGGAAGCCATCGATTTACCATCGGCCATCCCGCATGACCATCTTTGTGAGGAAGCCCTACGAGGGTTAGATGACTTCGGGTTTTTCCGTGAGTATTACCTTGGTCGTGTACCTTCACCTTGGCAGGTGGATGCGGCCCTAAAAATTGTTGAATGGCTCGAATCAGAAGAAAAAGAATTCGTTGTAATCAATGTCCCCCCTGGTGCTGGTAAGTCCACCCTGTTCCATGATGTTGCGGTGTGGGCTATCTGTCGTAAACGAGACATCCGAATAATGATTGGGTCTGTATCTCAAAACATGGCGAAGCTGTACTCACGCCGTATCCGTGAAACACTTGAACGACCTATGCCTATGCTTCCCGACCCGATGCTTGTCAAGAAAGGACTAGCCCAGGATGCTTTGGGTTGTCTAAGTATTGACTATGGCAGGTTCAGACCGACAGATAAAGGAGCGTTATGGAGGGCAGACGAGTTTGTTGTGGAACAAATCGGTGGCAACGGGTTAGACAACAAAGAACCAACCGTACGCGCCTACGGTATCGAAGCAGAATTCATTGGACACCGCGCCGACCTATGCCTTTTTGACGACGTAGCCTCACCCGACAACACCCGTGAATCAGCTTCACGAGACAAACTGTTGGAACGATGGGATGGGGTGGCTGAAGCCCGTGTAGACCCAGGTGGTTTACTGTGTGTAATCGGTCAGCGTCTAGGGTCAGGCGACTTGTACGCCCATTGTCTAGCCAAAGTTTCGTATGACGACCTTGATGAAGATTACGACGGGTCAGATATTGAAACACCTGAACAGGTTGACGCTATGGAACCCCTCAAATCTTCCAAGTACCGCCATATTGTGTATCAGGCGTACTACCCAGAACTAGATACCGGCAAAGAATCCCGTCGTTTTGACTCCCCTGCCTACCCTGACGGCCCACTTCTAGACCCTAAACGTCTACCTTGGAAAGACCTATCGTTTATTAGGCACTCTAAACCCGACATTTTCCGTGTTGTCTACCAGCAAGAAGAACTAGAACTAGACGGATACCTCATATCTAAGACTTGGATATATGGCGGCCAAGGAGATGACGGGGTTACATACCCTGGTTGTATTGACGACACCCGTAATCATGGGCAAATCCCCGCAGGACTAGCCCCGCCTGTTCTATCCGTAGTATCCATTGACCCTTCCCCTACAAAGTTCTGGGCTTTAACGTGGATGCTGTACCAACCAGAACTAAACCTTTATCATGTAGTGGATATCGAGCGTTGCAAACTAACCGCTGAAGAACTACTGGGGTACAACACCACCACAGGTGACTATTCAGGCATTATGGATGAATGGCAGGAACGGTCATTTCGTTTGGGATACCCAATTTCCCATTGGATTGTTGAAATCAACGCCGCACAACGGTTCCTTTTACAGCATGACTTTGTACGCAAATGGGCTTCCCGTAGCATGGTCAACATCCTTCCTCACACCACCAGCCGTAACAAACTGGATGAGAAACTAGGTGTTGAAGCTTTGCTTCCGCAGATTTTCAGGACAGGGAATATACGTTTGCCAAACAACCGTATAACTTGGAAGACTATGGCTGCTGTTGGGGAGTTGACTTCGTGGACTACCGACAAAAAGAGTGGCACTGACATTGTGATGTCAATATGGATGGCTGTCCTTAACATTCCTAATCTGTCTACATCTAAACTTCCACCCCGACAGTGGCGACCTTCGTGGCTTAACTCGTGAATCGTGTGTTATCGTTATATTGTTTGAGTCACACTAAAGGTCCTGCATGAAATCAATCGAAGAAATAGTTGACCTTTACCGCCAACGTGTAACAGCACAAGGCCCTGTCCTTTCACAAATGCGCCAAGTCCGTCAACTTGCCAACGGTGACGTGGTTGTTCCGTTGAACGAATTGGACCGTAACACTAAATCTTCCGTTGCAAACCTGCTGGTACAAGGTCTAGACCAGATGGCTATGCGTGTATCTTCGACGATGCCGGTGCCTTATTTCCCTGCGTTGCGTGAAGGTCAAGACCGCAGCATGAAATTGGCTCGTGACCGCAAACGAGCAATGCTTTCCATTTGGGACCAGAACCGTATGAACATGAAGATGCGCCGACGCGCCCGTCACCTTCTTGCATACAGCAACTCACCTATCTATATCAAGCCTAACTTTGACAAACTAATCCCAGAGTGGCAGTTACGCAACCCACTAGATACCTTCCCTGCCCCATCAGTAGACCTAGACAACCCAGTACCAATGGATTGCATCTTCTCGTACAGTCGCAGCTACCAATGGTTGACACAAAACTTTGGTTACGCAGTAGATGGCACCCTTCGTGTGGGTAAACCACAACAAGATGACATGTTCACAATCCTCGAATATGTATCAGCAGACGAAGTAGTTACCCTCGTTATGGGATACGAAAAAGAACGCGACCCTATCAGTGGTAGTGCGTATTATGGTTCACCAGCTGTAGAACTATCCCGCATTGTCAACCGCACAGGTATGCCACTTGTAATTGTTCCGCAACGAATTACCCTTGACAAAGCACACGGACAATTTGATGGCCTTCTCGGCATGTATTACACCCGTGCAAGATTGCAAGCCCTCACTGAAATTGCTATCGAGCGTGGCATCTTCCCAGATGAATACCTTGTAGCCCGACCTGGTGAAAACCCAGAGATTATCCAAATTGCTGAAGGCAAATCAGGACAACTAGGCGTTGTAAAAGGTGGCGACATTCAACAGTTGCAGTCAAACCCTGGCTACAAAACAGACGTTGCATTAGACCGTCTTGAACGCCAAGAACGCCTCGAAGGTGCCATCCCTGCCGAGTTCGGTGGAGAATCAGGAACTAACATTCGTACAGGTCGCCGTGGAGATTCAATCCTTGCAGCCACTGTTGACTTCCGAGTTCAAGAAGCACAAGAAATCTTCTCGTCATCCATGATTGAAGAAGACAAAATTGCTATTGCAATCGAAAAAAACTATTGGGGCAACACCGGCAAATCATTCTTTATGCCAGGCATGGGTGGCGGAATCAAAGATTACACACCAAACAAACTATGGGAAACAGACTTCCACTATGTTGCGTACTCCGCAGCAGGTTCAGATGTAAACAGTCTCATTGTGGGGCTTGGTCAGCGTCTTGGTACAGGGCTTATGTCTAAAGAATCAGCCCGTGAAGCAGACCCTCTTATCTCAGACCCAGAACTAGAGAAGGACCGTCTTGTTTCTGAAGGTATCGAAGCGGCATTGTTGTCTTCTATTCAGACACAAGCAGCAGACCCTAACGGCCCATACCAGCCTGATGATTTGGCTTACATTGCTATGCAAGTTGCATCAAACAAGATGAGTCTTTCTGAAGCAATTATGGCTGCACAGAAACGCGCACAAGAACGTCAAGCTGCACAGGTTCCTGCTGGTTCACCAGAAGCACAACCTGGATTATCAATGCCTGGTATGGGTATGGAAGCAGGAATGGGTGGACCTGCTGGTCCTCCGCAACTTGGAGATTTACTTGGTCGTCTTGGTGGGGGTGCTGGTGCCGCGGCCCAACCACAATCACCTGGCGGCGTAATGTCACTTGCTAATCAATTGGGGGCTTAATGTCTGACTATTCAAACCGTACCGACTTGCAGAATCCTGCGGCAAAGATGGCTGCAACAGCCGCTAAAGGCCAAGCATACGGTGAAGCAGGGAAACAAATGGCTGCTCAACAGGCTGTACCGATGGGTGCATCACCTGCTTCTATGATGCCCCAAGGTGTAGTGCCTGGCTCGATGGGGTCACTAGACCGTATGACGGAACGCCCTACCGAACCAATTACTGCCGGAGCAGATTTTGGTCTTGGTCCAAACATGGCACAAGCAGGAATTCCTATTGTCGCACCTGGATTTAATGACGCTATTGAAGAACTAAAAGTTTTGTATCGTCAATTCCCTAATGACGATTTGGCTAACTTGTTATCTGCAATGCTTAATGAAGGTTCATAGTGACTAAAACAAATAGCTTTGCTGTAGATAACGTTATTTTTGACACTCTCCAAGCAGAGAACACTAAAGTTGAACAGTTCAAATCACAAGCAACCCCACAGATTGCGTCACGTCTAGGCGAAATCCACAAGGTTTACCCAGGGTTAGGTCTTGGCGTGAAACTTGCTATGGCTAAATCAGGGATGTCTAAT